TTCAGCGTTTTTAATTTCTCTTGATAATTGAGTATAAAATGATTCACGCTCTTGAAAGTAATATAGTGTCCGTTTTCGCCTTGCCTCTTGAATTACATTAGTAGATTCACCTTTTTTAATAATGCCACCACGACCAGCCGTATTAAGACAAGCCATTTTGCAACCATCAGAAGCATTAGCACAAACGTTATAACCACTTAAATTATATGGGAGCATGTGTAAAACTGGCGTGTAATATCCTTTTTTCATAGACTTATTCGTCTTTGGATTGCCTTGTGGATCTGTCAATAGTTTAGTTTTTAACATGTTAATTCCTTTCTAGTTTGTTATTAATAGGATTAAAAAACCGTACCGTCTTAAAATCATTTCTTGAAAATCCTAGAGGAATAAAAGACCAATTAAACCCAACAGGCGCAATTATTTTAAATCGACCGTCTTTTTGTTTATAAACTTTAAAGTCTTTTAATGTTTGGCCAAAAAAGCGCAATGTTTCCTTACTAAAAAAATAAGGCGCTGATTCCTTGGTAAGTCTTTTTATCTCGTATATTGACATTATATTCTTTTCCTTTTTATTAAATTAATAACTACTATCATAATTAAAATTGTAGTGACACAAACGGCTAATAGAAAGCTTATATCATTAGCTTGATTCATTCGTGCTATAAAAAACAATGATGCACCTAGCGTAAATTCTATAATTAAAAAGCTCTCAAATATTATTAAAAATAGTTTCATTTCTTATTCTCCTTTAATAAAGCCATAACTATTTGCAAAACTTCGTTTCTTTGAGTGTCGTCAAATCTTAGATTGCCTTCACTTATCATTCTAGTTTCAAATTCACTATTTAATGAATATAAATCCGCATTCATTAAAATTAATATCTCTTGTATTCCTTCAATTAAGTCATCATTTTTCATTTCATTTCCTTTATTTGTATTTGTTAACATGCCCCAACCTAACCACTAGAAACACTTAATGCAACATTTATTATTGCAACAACTACACATTATATATATATAACAAGAAATTTTGAAGAGTGACCAAACAAACACGCGCAGCCGAAACAAATGAACAAACGATTTTTACGTTTAAAGTTGCCGATTCTTTACCGATTGCTTATTATTCACTCAATGGTGAGCGAATCAATGATTCTTTTTAACCTTGATTGAATGATATTATTTAAAAAAGATTGAGACCACAAGGAGAAATTTTTTCCTGCGTCAGATTCCGCGCCTTATTTTTTTTTATGATTTTTTAAGCGATAGGATATATTACAAAAATGGATTGGCCAATAATCACAGAAAAAGACTATGAAAGACTTATCGAATCAATCGACTTAGGCGATGAGTTCTTTCGCAAACTAGCTGTCTTTAGATCAGGCTTAATCGAGCCTGAATTACGACATTGGCAGCTATCAGCTCACGAGGCTTACGATAGCCTATCCCAAAGAGAGCTTCAAGTATTTAAGATGCGCCTAAAATCACACAGCTTTCCCTTAATTGCAGACAACCTGGAGATATCAGAGTCCTCTGCAAAGACCTACTGGCGTAGAGCAATCCGTAAGTGTTGGGTTCTATATGGAGTAGACTGATGTCATCTAAGTTGCAATTATTGAAACTATTACAGGGATTATTATGGCCAATAAGAAAATGGGAAGAAAAGCAGTAGAGGTTAGCGCAGATAAAGTAGAAATGCTGTCTAGCTTCGGATGTTCAACGGTAGAAATAGCAAGATTGCATAATTGTAGTGAAACCACTATTCGTACAAAATTTAAAGAAGAAATTGAGCGTGGCAGAGAGAACATGCGTATTAAACTTCGTCAATTGCAATGGAAGCAAGCGGAGTTAGGCAATACAAGTCTGCTAATTTTCTTAGGTAAACAGTATTTAGGTCAAGCTGACCGTAACGAACTGGAGCTAGTAGGCAACCTCGAAGGACTACTCAAAGAGTGTGGCTACGAAGATTCGCCCATTGAAAAGAAAAGTTTTAAACAAAGAGAAACTCTGGAAGATCCTCAAGTACCAGCCCTCGCCTAATCAACAGTCTGTACATGATTCCAATGCGCGGTTTCGCGTAAATATTCAAGGCAGACGATCAGGTAAAAGTTACAGCGCAGCTAAAGAAGTCTTACCGTACATCCTAACTCCTAATACGAGAACCTGGATAGTTGGTCCTACATTAGATTTAGCTGACAAGATCATGCGAGAAATCAAGATGGATATTCTTGGTAAGCTAAGGCTTCCTATCGCAACAAAGAAGGAAGTTAGTGGCGCATTGCACTACATAAAGCTCGCTGGACTTAATAGCGAGGTGTGGGCAAAAAGCTCAGAGAGACCAGAATCATTGGTCGGAGAAGGAATTGACCATTTAATTGTTGAAGAGGCAGCCAAGATACGCAAGATTGTATGGGAGCAGTATCTAAGACCTACATTAGCCGATAGAGCTGGTTGGGCGCTATTTACAACAACGCCAGAAGGCTATAATTGGATATATGATTTATGGCAAAGAGGGGGGTCTGAAGAATTTCCAGGTTGGGACTCTTGGCAGCACCCAAGTTGGGAATCTCCGTTTTTTAGAGATGACATTGAAGAATTAAAGAAAACACTAACATATGAAACCTGGCAACAAGAATTTGGCGCGCAATTCACCTCTTTTTCAGGAAGGGTTTTTCCATTTGATCGGACCATACACATCCAAAAACTCAAATATAACCCAGACCTTCCTACCTACACTGGTATCGACTTTGGATACAGAACAGCAGCAGCAGGATTCTTTCAAGTGGAGCAACGCAAAGATAAAGATAAAGTATATCTAATCGATGAGATATGGGAAGAGAATATCAAGACTGAGGATTTTGCAGACAAAGTTAAAGCAAAAGGTTATCCAATCATTCGTCACTTTGGCGATCCAGCAGGTGGTGGCGTTCAAGCTCAAAGTGGTATTGGTGATATTGAAATATTTAGAAAGAAAGGTATTCGAGTTGACTATAGGCAAGATAGAGTCTCTCGTAATATCGCTAACGGTATCTCACATATGAGAACCTGGTTTGAGGATGCCTCTGGAAATCCTCATTTCTATGCCGATAAACGATGCGAAAAGTTCATCTCTAGTTTTGAAAACTATCGCTATCCAGAGAAGAAGAAAGACCAAAGACTTAAAGAAGAACCACTCAAGGATGGGCTAAATGACCACGCAAATGATGCCTCTAGATATTTTTTCTGTAACCTTTTTCCTATTAAATCGAGAACAGCAGGAGTAATTGACTGGTGATAATACAAGACTTATCGGAACAACTAATAATAGATAGCCTATCAGACTATCTAAATAATATCGAGACAAAACGCTCAAGAGAGCGTGAATATCTGCTCGACTTTTACGAGGGGTTTAACGTAGAGAGTTATGTAGGTGAATACTTTGGTAGTGAGAGCCTACAGCAAGTACCTATGTTTACTCAAAACTTAACAAGGCGCGTATGTAAGGCCAGAGGTCAAGCATACAAACGACCTGTACGTTTAAAAGTAGATGAGCGCTATAAAGATTTTGCAGACTTGCAAGACCTTCATTCTAAGCGTAAACAATTGGAGCAGACTACATTTCTACTAGGAACAATGGGATTTCGCAGTCTTTGGAATCCTAGGAAGAAAAGAGTGGAGTACGAATTACTCCCATTCTTAGAACCTCTATTCCTTCCAGGCGAAAAAGAGCCTTTTGGCTGTATTTACGCTATTGAAAACGAGGGAATGGCTAAACTTACTAAACAAGAGTTTATTGTATGGACGGCTGATCGTGAAGGCATGCCTGGCAAACATTTTGGTATTGATGCAAATGGTGACAAGTTTTCATTTAACGAAGGTGATGTAAATCCCTATGGACTCTTACCAGTTTCCTTCTGTCACAGATACGCACCTATCAGAGACTTCTTTGTAGGGGGCGCTGAAGACGTAGTGAGAGCAGACCTCGCACTTTCCGTAGCAGCAATGGAAATATCCTTATGTATTAGACTGGGCGCTATTGGTGTAAAGTTTGTTACAGGGGTAGATGATCGCTCACGAATTTCTATGGGTGTTGACAAGATACTCTATCTTCCAGAAGGTGCTAACTTTGGCGTTACTGGACCATCTGCTAGTATAAGTGATTTAATATTAGGTGCAAAGTATCTAACCGAGGCTACGCTTAACAATAATCAGCTTAGAGTAAAATTTATAGACTCTCATGGTAACGCAGAGTCCGCAGAAGCTTTAAGGATTCAAGATATTGATTCTTATCAAGAAACTCAAGCTAATATTGAAGATACTTGGAGACCTTGGGAGCATCAGCGTTTTAAGATTGATAAAAGAATTATTGAAGTTCAGACAGGTCAGAAGCTTGGTGACGAATATCTAGTAGATTTTGAAGAGCCACAGATATTATCACCATCTGAAGAGCGAGAGATGTTTACCTGGTTATTTCAGAATAAGCTTGCAACTAGAAAGTCATATTTAATGCTTAAAAACCCTGATATGCTTCCAGAAGAAGCAGAGGCTTTATTAAGTGAAGTAGATGATTCTGAAGCACAACCAGAACAGAATAGGCTTTTAAATAGATTGCAAGGCTAATGCCATTATCTCAATCTATTGATATTGCAGTTGCAGACTTTGAGGCTAGACTTACCGAAGCACAAGATCAGTTCACCCAAGACGTAGAAGAATTACGAGAGCAGGGGTTATCTACTGAGGAGATACTTGCTATTTTGGCTGGTATCTCTATGGTAGACTATTGGTTAGTTGACTTACAGATGCAACAAGCGGTTAATCGTTTAATGATTAGTTTTGATACATTATTAGATGATGCAGTTTTTTTTGGTAAAGTATCTGAAGCTCAGTTAGTCGCATTACGCAATATGCAACAAGCTTCTATCTTAAGATACACTACCGACATTAGTGAAAGAGTACGATTATCATTAGTGCAAGGGGTACTTCAGAAAATGCCTCGTAAAGATATTAGTGCTATGCTGTTAAGAGACTTAGCTATAAAACCTTATCAGGTAAATACAATCATTAGCACTTCAATGGCTACTTACTCAAGGTCATTAACACTTCTTCAATTAGACCAGAATCCCACGCAAAAACTTATCTATAGTGGTCCATTAGACTCTAAGACCAGACCAGTATGTATCCGAATGTTAAAAGAGGGTGGGATGACACAAGATCAAGTAGAAGCTAAATATCCAGGCGCATTGCGAGACGGTGGCGGATTCAATTGCCGACATCAATGGAACGCTTTGTCACCTACTACTCAAAATAAGGATATGCAACAGAAAGCTAAAGTAGCTTATCAAGGGATGGCTGCTAAAGCAACAAAAAAGGGAAGAACATTTAAAGTGCCACAAACTTTGGAGCAGTATTACAATGATTGATTTTCAAAAAGCATTTAAGTTCAGTAGACCATTCTTTCAGAGTTTAGGTCGAACAATTCTAAAGATTCACAAGAGGCGCATTTTCCACGAAGGTCGTAATGCAGCAGGAAAGCCATTTGCTCCTTATACAACTGCGTATCGTAAGCGTAAAATAGCTGGTAAGGCTGCGCCAAATCAAGTAAGTAAAAGTGGAAAGCCAGATTTAACACTTACTGGTAAGATGCGGTCAGCATTTAATTATTTAAAGTCCTCTGCACATGGATTCGAGTATGGTATTAGCGATCCTGCAATGGCAGAGCGTATGGAATTTCAAGGCC